CTGGTCCCGAAAAAGTTGTATTTGCCATAATTTTCTCCTTTGTATAGCTTTGATTATGTCGTCTCTATACCGTCTGCCTAGTCAGTCGACATAATAGTTACTCTAGGTTTTTATATTATACATAAAAAAAGGGGCGATGTAAAACACCGCCCCTCTTAGTACTATCTTGTAATTAGTAATTACGCAGCACCTGGAGATCCGAAGATTCCTCTAGGGTCAGAAAAGCCGAAGCTGTATCTTTCTCTAGCTTTAAATCTTACGTTTCCAGTGTCGAAATCACCTTCGATCGCTGTTTTAACAGGCGATCTTACAAAATGTTTCAAACCGTTAGGTGCATCAGTTAGAATGAAGAAAGCATCAGTATCAGTCAAGAAGTGATTTACTCTGTATCCTTCAGGAATCATACCCATGTTCATCATTGCATTGATGTCATTATCTGCAGTTCCAACTCTTTGAGGTGACTTCATAATTCTCTCAGCAGTAAATTGTAATTCTTTTGGAATTATCATTTTTCTACCTTGAAGAGCAATTTTAAGTCCTCTTTCGTCTACGAACGCTGCGATATCAATTAACGCTTGCTCTAAAGATGTTTCCGATAAGTCAGAAGCTGTAGAAAGTTCATTTCTGAAAGTTCCACCGTTTGCTAATGGGTGATCAGTAGTCATAAGTGCTTTACCGTCTCCACCATTATGTGCTCCACTTGTGTCGAAACCATTGTTTAGAATGTTCGCTGCAGTGATTTGTTTTGATTGTGACATTGATCTTGCAAGAGCTCTTGTGTATCTGCCAGCTAATCTGTCGTATAGGTTATCTTCAATAGCCTCTTCAGTTATAGCAAATCCTAATGCTACAGTGTTGTGAGTGTATCTTGAAGTATACGCTTCAGTAGCTTGATCCATAGTGACCATAGCGCCTTCAGCTTTTGTAGCTGCAGTGCCAAAGCCAGATAACATTACTTCTTCTTCAAACGCTCTGTCTGAAGTTTCAGTAGCAAAGATCTCAGCATGCTCATTGTCGTATCTATTATATTCCAGGCCAAATAGTGCATTTAAACCTGGCTCTAGTTCTTTAACTAGTTGTGATCGTGATATAGCCATAATTTATTTCTCCTATTATAAGCCTGTGCCTTGATCGTAGAAATGGTTATTAATTCTAACCAATACATCTACGTTCGCGCTTCCAGCTTCCGAATTACTCGTGTCTTGTGAGATATCGATCGCTTGAAGAACAGTTCCACTTGTAGTTAAACCAGATACACTGTGGTCCAATTGAACTTCAGATATACCTGTTAAAGTGTTTCCTGTTACGTTAGTGATTGCAAAGTTTTTGAAGATGTCTGCTACAGCAAACGCACCATCAGAATCTATCGAATAGACTACACTTGGATCATCAATTACGTTAGCAACGATATCACTCGCTACAACCGATCCAGGATAGTAGTTCTTAAACGTAGGCTTCTGAGTAGTAGGGTCTGTGTAAAACACTCCGTTAAAAACGCCAATGACTTTATCGGAAGTAGCAGCAACTGCTCTTTCGATTCCACCACCAGTTACAGGTTTTACCAAGTCACCTTGGAAAATTGCAGTACCATAGTTACTTGCAATTCTGTATCTGTTTTGTGCGTTTATAAATGGAGAGCCATCCAACTTTCTTACGGGTCTTAATCCGTATTTCTCAGCAGTATTTGCCATGTTTTTTCTCCTTTATAAGTTACAATTTACTTTGGGGAGGTTATTGTCACAAAATTAGGACTTATTCCCACCACCAAAAGTTACGCGAGATTGTCTATTAATATTAATAGGCATCTCAGGTCGTTGTTCCTTCATGACATCGTTATCTACCATGTCTACTCTGTCTTGAGTAATTCTTTTGAAATACTCAGCACGGCTTTTTGCGATTTCTTCAGGTATCCTTCCCAACACAAGGCCAGCAACCCCGATCAAACCTGCGTATTGTCCTTGTCGAATTACAGGGTAAGCATGATCACCTAATTGATTTTTAATCTCTTCGGCTCTCACAAATTCCCATCCTTCTCGCATTTTCTTAGATACGTTAGCCGCATCTTGAAAACCCATTGACTCGGTTCTTATCCATCTATGGACATAACCGTCTGGCGCAGGTGGTGCATCCAGAGATGATGGTGGCGCCCAAGGTTTATTTCTTTGTTCTTTAACCTCGTTTGACGCGCGTGAAGTTCTATTTATTTTTTCGCTCATACTATTGTACCTCCTTCACGTATTTAGCGTATTCTTCTAGTGGCACCCCTAATTTTTTGGCAATAGCCACCTGTGATTTGGTGAGTCTCACAGCTTTGCGTCCTTGTTGTTTTCTTCCAGCGGAAGCAACGGTTTGGACGGGTTTCCGTTGAATCTCAGTTTCAGATTGAGCAAACTTATGAGGAAAATTTTCCTTCATTCGTTTGTCAACTTCATTATAATACTCATCACTTTCAACATCAATACCCATACCCACTAGCTCTTCATGTATGGTAAATGCTGCATTAGTCATGATTTTATCATTACCAAACCAAGTATTTTTACCTGCCCAACTTTTGGCTTTTTCACTAGCCTCAGCTGGTTGTGTATTTTGTATCTCTTGCTCTGGTTTTTGAGATTTTTGTTCTTCGAGAGTTTTTAACCTTTGCTCTCTATCTGCCATTTTAATTCTAGCTTTTTCTTTTTCAACAGTAAGTCTAGTAAGCTCATCATTTGCTTCCATGATCTTTTCTGCATCATTAGCTTCAATGGCATCTTTAAGTTTTGATTTGACTTGTTCTCTTTGAGAATCTACTCTTGCATCAAACTCCTTAAGATATTGTTCATCTGCCGTATCATATTTTTTTTCAGAATCAGAATATTTTTTCTGTAAACTTTTAGCATAATCAAGAGCAGCTTTTTCTCTTCTTTCTGCTTCACGATATCTTCTAGTAAGTTTATCGATTCTTTTCTGAACACCCTCAGAAAAATCTTGTAAGTTATTTTCTTTAGGTTCTTCAGGTTTATCTTCTTGAGCAGGTTCTTCTACTTCTTCAACTTCTATTTTGTCTTCAGTTTTAGAATCATATGTTTGATAACCTAAATCTACTTCGCCTTTGTACAGATCTGGTTTATCATCTTTTTTCTGCTCCTCTTTTATTTCAACCGATTCTTCTTTGACATCATCGGTATCTAATTCAACTTCAGGTTGTTCCTTTGGTTGCAACTCTTCTTTTGACATTTTTTATTACTCCTTTTTAGTATAGATGAAGAATATCTTCTGGTTTATCAATAGTAGCGATGATTTCATCATCGTTTAAAATACGGTGTTCACCATATTTTGTTTTAAATCTTGAGCCTGCATACCTGCCATAAATTACAAACTGTCCTTGTTTACACCAAGGCCCTTCAGGAAATTTTGATTTGTCTTTGTAACAAAGCTCTCCTAAAGCTACAACCAATCCAACAACTGTTGTCATTTGAATTGTTTCATTTGCAGTATCAGTTAATATAATACCACCCTTAGTTTTTTTAGGTCCAGCATAAGGTCTAACAAGTAATCTGTATCCAACTGGTTTAGGTATTAGTTCAAGATATTTTTTGATCCCTTCTGGATCAGTAGGTATCTCCATTTCTTTTGACTCTGGAGCAACCTTTTGTTTTGCGTTTGATAGTCCAACTAATGAACTATCAGGTGTTACTATCGTCATCGATATTCTCCTCTGTTTTCTGCAGGTCTTTTAGATCCTGTAGCAGCGTTTCATAAGCGCTGAGTTTCCCTCTAGAATACTGGAGTTTATCGATTGTGTCTACATGGTACACTAAGTCCTCTTTGACTTTATCCATTTCTTTTTTAATAAAGTGTCTTAGTGCTTGTATTGTGTCTAGATCAAGATTCATTCTTTTCTAAACAGAGCTTATTTTTGCCCTTTTCAAGTCCTTTAAAACCATAATATTTCATAATATTCGCTATTAAATTCATATCATACATAGGATAGTCATCAAACACAAATCTTGTAATAGGTGCTGTTCTTTGTGCAAACCAAACAGCCTCTGTAATTACATCTCTTGTCATATGAGGCCCATCAAAATGTACAAAAGCAAATTTAGAATCTCTATGTTTTGATATTGTCATGAAATCGGTGTCTGTCATGTTACACAAAGTAAATTTACCTTGTTTACGATAGGGCATCAAATCATATAGCATTTGATCTCTTAAGGTATCTGAATAAGTAGGAGCAACTCCTCTCTCATAACCTTTCCATTGATAATCTTTTTGTTTATCGAAATGCTGGTATTCTAAATCACCATATGGATCAACACCCACATGGATATAATTATTAGTGATATTGTCCATAATAACTTTAGACCCATATCCCTTATTAACTCCGATCTCACATGATTTATAACCTTGGCAATCAAATCCTTTAGTCCATCTTTTAAGTAATTCATATTCAAAACTATCTCCACTTATCATGAAGTACTTATAACTAATCTGTTTTTGAAATCAACTACTTCTTGCCCTTGAAGATTTGAGTGCCCTTTATCCCATAAACACTCGCCACGACAAGAATCCAGAGATTTGTGAACCAGCTCGGAAGCTGGGAGAAGTATTCAAAGAACAATTTTACCTTGTCCATAGCAGTGGGATCCTCACTTAGAACTGCCCAAGCGAGCACCAACACGGGCGCGGACAAAATCAATAAAATAAATTCGTCCTTATAATCGTTTTGTCGAGCTTCTAGAAGTTTGCCTTGGTAAGCTTCCTCCCCTGCTGCCATCTTCTGTGCATGCATTAGTTGAGCATCTGACATTGCTTGTTTTGTCTTTTGACGATTCGAGTAAATATGCGCTCCCGTCTTTACTGCCATTCCTAATAGATTGAACCATGCCATAATAATTTTCTTTTCTCCTTTTACAGAAATAGGGTAACAT